TAGGATCGAACGGAAGTTTGTAATTTGTTAAGGCAATCTTCGCACCCATAACAACCAATTCAGTTTCAAAGTTATCCATCATATAATGGAAAAACCTATCCGCCTGTTCATTCCAATTCTTTGCTTTCTTCTCGTGTGCCTGTTGTAATTCATAGCACAAAGAAACTGTCAAAGAATACATCGCTGATATTTCTTTACATTTCAAATCTTTTATCTTGCCACTCAATATATCAGAAGGATTAGGAAGTTGGCCGCTCACCTTTCGGTGATTCATAAACTTAACGGCCAACCCTTCTCCTATAGCACCTGCAACGAGGTCAGTGAGTGTACTTTCAGGCAGGTCGTCTGATAGAAGTTGTGATACGAAACTCCAAGATCTTGGAGTCGCAAATGATCTACTTGATCCTCTAGGATCAAAGTCGTATAAATCTTGTTTTGCAAATGTCACATAACCAACAACATCTGCGTGGATGTGTTCGTTAGTTGCCCACTCTAACCAATCTTCGAAATCTACTCTTAATTCAATGTGAACAAATCTGTTTGCCAACGGAGCAGGCATTCTAAAAGTGACACCTTTGTCACTGTCTCTGTTACCAGCCGCCACAATAGATACTCCTTCTGGCAAATGATATTGTCCTACTCTTCTGTTTAAAATTAATTGATAAGCCGCCGCCTGTACAGCCGGAGCCGCCGAGTTCAACTCGTCTAAGAACACAATAGCATTTGATTTAGGATCAGTTGGCAGTTCTGCCGGACTTGCCCATACCATATTGTTTTCTTGTGAATTGTAATACGGAATACCTTTAATATCTGTTGGTTCCCATAAAGGAAGTCTAATATCAATAACTTCTCTTTCTTGAGAGTCCGCAATTTGTTTTACGATATCTGATTTACCAATACCTGGTGCTCCCCACATCATTATTGGTCTTTGTAATTTAATGCAGTGTTCTAGAGCTAGTTTTGCCTCGTTCGGTGTAACTGTTCTATTTTGTGAACCTACTGCTTGTTCTTTGTTTTTGCTTCTTGGCATTTATACACTCCTCGTTAAAATGTTTATAATACCATTATAGCAGGATTGTGTTATACGTCAACCTGGTAAAAGTCGCTATTTTACTAGGTTTTTTGCTCGTCTGCCTTGCTCATTGCCCGGGCCAAACCATATTTTGTGATATCTCCAGCAAAAAGCATCAGTTGTAGAGCCATTTTTTCCATAGTTACTACGATTCTCTTCTTGTCTACAAAGTATGGGCAGTCAACAAATTCATCTAACCATAGATATGTTTGCGGAGTGAATATGATTTTGGCAGGAAACTTGATGTCGTAAGTTTTAATATCACAAGATTCAACCCATTCAAAACCTAATTTGGTAAGTCTTAATGATCTTGCCTGGTATTTTTCTCTCACATTTTGCCACCAAGTATAATAAGCGGTCTTTATGCTTTCGTCGTGAAGTGGTTGTTCCTTTATCATAAGGAAAGTTTTGGTATATGCTGTCTTGGTGTCCATATATGTAGTTATTTTCTTGGTTTGAACTCTCTCTTCCAATATGAATAGAAAGTTTTTGCAAACAATTTATGACTCAGAGGACCTGGGTGTACACCATCATTGCCGACATCTACCCTTACTGTTGAACCGTTGTCTAATACAAATAATTTTGCTTTATATAAAGCACAACAATGACCCATTGCCTTTACCATATAGTCTTTGTGATTATCGTCGGACTCAGAGGAACTTACTGATTTTAATTTATTTGCTAAAGGATGACCCTCGCACACTAACTCTATCTTGTTTTCTTTTATTATTTCTCTTCTCCAACTAGGAGGGGTGAATAAAAATACTGCTCTTGGTCTGATAATATCAATCCAATTTTTTAAAATTCTGTAGCTCGTTTCACAACTACCTCCAGGAACACCCATATTAAAAATTTTTATAGGTTGTTTAGGTGTTCTGTTTTGCATTTTTGATTGTAATATATTCGACCAGGTATCTGATTCTCCTACTCCAATTCCGTACGTTCTTGAACAACCTAGGGCAATATATTTAGGCCCATTTGTAGTATCAGTCAAAGGATTGTCACAGCGAAACTGATATTCATTTTCTTGATACACTATTGGTTTTTCTGACAATGTCCTTGGAGTTTCTCTTCGTAAAAATGTTCTGGGTTTTATGTTTTCGAGATGATCTGTTCTGCCGTGAGCATAGAACTGGTATGGGAGTTTCTTTGTACTATATTTTGTTATTGACATCTACCTAGCAAATTTATCACCTGTCTTTAACAGATATACATCAAATTTATCTGTCTTGTGCAACGTGTTTAATTTTTTTGCTAGGTTCTCTGCGTGACCTGGATTAGAAAATGATACTTTCTTGTATTTTGGTCCTGGGTAATTAGCAACCAAACTTGAAGTTTTCAAATTGATTGGTTTACCATCGTAGAACACCGCCCAGATGCCCTCTGCCGCTAGAACTTGGTCCAACTTGTATGTTTCTTTGTTGGAATGTTCGAGTATTATTTTAGGTTTTGGTCTGCTCATTTTTACACTTATATTTACCAAAAATTGTATGGTAATAGCGATTGAGCGTCAAATGGAATGTTGTTCGTTAATGAGCAACGGATCTATTTTTTTTGTGAAAAATTTCCACCGTCCATCTCGATGTTTATTGTTTGAGATTCTTGAGAAGACTTTAATACATCAATCATTTCTTCCTGAATTGTAACTAGTCTAGTCATCACTTGCGATAACGAGTCTGCCAGTCTGTCTGCTTCGGCGGCAGGAATAGTAATTGTTTGTTGTCCTTGTTGACGTAATGCTCGTATTCTACCGAGCAAATCTTCAATTGGACGTGTTTGTATCTTGTGATTCTGAGTATTCTTTGACTGCATTGTTTAATACCTGTTGCATTTCTATTTTAGATTTCATTGGCCCTTTGTAAGGATATCTTTGCAAAGTAATTACCTTTGGACAATATGCTTTTCTCCATCCTTTTTCGAAACAAATTATGTAATATCCAGCACAAAATAGGCTTTTTGATTTTGGTGTTTTTGTATAAATTGGTAGATGTTTTTGCACATCAAAAACAGGGTTAAAAGGTTTTTGTGAACAAGGAAATCCGTGAACAGTGTACTCATTTGTACCTTCATCGTGTTCAATAGTAGAAACTGTACTATCATACGGTTCACCTAACACAATATCGTGTGAGAATATGCCTATGCCAAAACGTGATCTTAGACTCTCTTCTGTGTGATATACCTGTCTTTTATCTGCTTTACTTAAAAATATCCAACCGTTATCGTCTTGTTTTTGTAATGTACCTAACTTATGACCGTTTTCTTCAACGATCCAAAATTTGTCCTTTATCAATGTTTTTGCTTTTACTGTCATACTAATTTTGCATTAAATGGTTCAACATATAATTGTGCTTGTTCTGATATTTTTTGTAAGTCATATTTGGCACAAAATTTCATAAATCTAATTCCTATTTGCGAAATGCTTTTATTTTCCGCTTTTGCTTGAGCAATAGTTTGATCTAGCTCTTCTATTATAGCATCTGGTTGTGCGTGGAGGTCAACCAATAATTTGTTTCTTTCATAATCTTCTAGTACCCTATGTTCTTGTCCTTCGTGATCAAGCCATTTGCTTAACATAAGATTGTTCCAAGTGTAACCTTTAGTATTTCTATCTGCAAATGCTTCTTTTAAACCTATTTTATTTTTAGTACCTTTTGTCCTTACACCTGGATATGCACTAAAAATATTGTCGCTTGGATCACCTCTCATACTTTTTTCAAATATAATCCATTCTATATCAGGAGCACCTTTGGGTGCCTTTGTTTTTTTATCTATAACAGGATTATTTTTTGCATCAAACCAACCCTCGTGTGTGATTGTTTGTTCAGTAACACCGTTATATTGTTTAACATTTTCATTTACAAGTTGATTTAAATCTTTGTCAGTACTTAAAATTACGTGTTTTTCGTTTGGATGTTTATCAATCCAACGAGCAATTAAATCATCTGCTTCAACTCTATTATTCTGTAGTACTGTTACGTTTGTTTTTGTTTTTAAAAAATTAACAAAATCATCATAGCACTCCCAGAACACATCATTTTCCTCTTTTTCTTTTTCGGTCATTGCGGCAATTGTTTCTTTTCTATTTCTTTTATATGGAGCATAATGATCTTTCCTCCAACTTCTACCTTCTAAACAGAATACCATAT